AACGACCATACAACCCTGTGTTCGACGTTCAGCAACAGTTGCCCATGTATACCAAAACACCCAAATCCAAGAGTCAATTTTGTGCAGGCTATTACATCATTGAGTTTGAGAAGGGCTGGAGGAAAGCCTACTGTCCCAAGGTAATTACACTACAGAGGTATGCTTATCGAGGACCTATTCGAACCAAAATAGAAATGCAACAAACATTAAACAATGCCATCAAAGAACAAACTACAAACACAGCCAATTGAGGATTTTATTGGTCGAGTTCGCACTGCTAAAGCTCGTCAGGACAAACAGATCATCCTGACACTTCGAGATGCAGAGCGATTATCTGACAGTCTCAGTCAAACCATGACCAAACTGGTGGGCATACAGGAAGAGATCATAGATGCTCTTAAAACTGCTCAACAAGCACAGACGGTCAACATCGAAATGGATGGTGGTGACTTCTCTGAGAAATAATAACTTCATATAAACCTAAAGATAACATTCCGTTCTGCCCGATACTACCTAGAGATAACTTTTCTGGTAAATACAGTTGTATGAAAGTGACCTACCTATATTTAAAAAAACACAACCAAACGGGGTTGATGTACTTTGGAAAGACGGTGAGAAACCCGGAATCCTATACGGGTTCAGGTGTCTATTGGACCCGACATTTAAAGAAGCACGGAGATGACGTATCAACTGTGTGGACCAAGACTTTTACAGACAAGAAAGAGTTAGTAAAATACGCATTAGACTATTCTATGAAGCACAACATAGTTGAATCAAGAGACTACGCCAATTTAAAAGAAGAAGATGGTTTGATGGGCGGTGATACAGGTGTTACAGAGCAAGGAAGAATGAAGATCAAAGCATCATCAAAAGCACATAGGCACAACGAAGAAACAAAACAAAGAATTAGAGAAGCACGGGCAACACAGAAAGCACCGATGCTTGATAGAAAACACTCTGCAGAAACGATACAGAAAATTAAAGAAGCAAGAGCAAAACAGAAACCAAGGATTGGTTACAGTTGGTCTGCTGAACAAAGAGCAAAATTTAAATCCGTAATATTAAAGAGGAATTTGATTAGTGTCCAGGCCTAAACCCACAGTGTTACTTCAACACAGCAACAAGACTACCTTCAAGATGGATGAGGTCCTAGCGGCTGAGGGCATCTGGGCAGTTTTCTATGATGGTAAACCAATCAATCTTAAATCATCTAGCTTGGTTGCTAACTATCCCGGACCAAAATACAAGAAAGTTTCATTCTCCAACCCAGGACACGCGGAGAACCTAGCAAAGAAACTGAACACACAACACGGCACTGACAAGTTTGGTGTTTACCTTTTAAAGACCGGCGACAAATTCACTAGATAATTAACTGTACAATGGATCGCAAGACAGCCTACACCCGGACCTTCATGCAACTGCTGGAACAACCCATACATGACGAGACCGTCAAGACCAACTACTACACATGGTGGCAGAACGTCAGGGAGAGTTACCAGGCCAGATCCCTGAGATTGACCAAACAGGGCTTCGAGATGTTGGAGAGCATAGACCTCAAGACATACACCGTGAAATTCCCACAGAAGATCATATTCACCCCCCAGACATACCTTTGGTTGGATGAGTTCGTTGACTGCCCATACTTCGTTGACAAGGCAAAGATCATTGTCACAATGGAGAAGATGGCACTACAACTGATGCTTTTCGCTGGAGATGTGACGAAATACGGTCTAGCACGTGCGATGAGCAAGGCCGAGGACCAAGATGAATAAATCATACTGTAAGTTTCCATTCATAGGACTACAATCAACCCACAAAGGCAACAAACTGTGTTGTTCCGCTAATAAAATAATTAAAGGTATAACAGCCAAAGAATTCTGGGACAGTGATTACATGGCCGATGTCAGAAGCAAGATGATCAACGGTGAGACAGTGAGTGCCTGCACTTCTTGTTACAAAGAAGAGGAGCAAGGAAAATTAAGTCTCAGGAATCATTACAATGCTAGGTTCAAAGACTGGGAGCAAAAGGAAACACCTACAGCAATGGATTTAGATTTTAGCACTCTGTGTAATTTAAAATGTATCATGTGTGGGCCTGGACGTAGTTCACAATGGAGCAAAGAACTAGGACAAACAGAAAAGTTACCAATTTCAAAAAAAGAGATAGACGAACTATGTAATATATCAGAAAATATAAAACATTTAACAATACAAGGGGGTGAGCCTAGTATAATGCCCGAGTTTGAATATTATTTCCAGTATTTAAAAGACAAGAACCTAATACAGAATATTGAGATAGATTGTATCAGTAATCTAACAAATGTAAACAATAAATTTTACAAACTACTGTCAGAATTTAAAAATGTGAATTTAGATGTCAGCATTGATGCGTATGGAGATGCATGTAATTACATCAGATTCCCCAGCAACTTCAAAAAGATAGAACAGAATATACTGAGTCTCATCGATCGAAAGATACAAGTCAACTTACAAATCTCCTTACAGACATTGTCAATGTACAATTTTTATGACTTTCTAGTTTGGATACACAATATCAACTCCAAATTTGAGAAAAAAAATAAGAAAATCGGAGTACACTTGTCTTTTGTGGAAGGTCCTAAAATCTATGATATAAATTTTGCACCAATAAAGTTGAAGGAGAAATTTTTATCAGATATAGCGAAATTTAAATCATCCTACAGTTTAAAACATAATTTAAAATTTAATATGTCTATAAGAAACATCGAAAAAACCTTACTGTCTACCCATACCACTGACCATTGGGCGGATTTGGACCAAAATATCCAAATATTAGATCAAAGAAGAAACATAAAAGTTACCAATTACATTCCGGATTTCTACAAATACATCTAAAAAACCAATAAAATCAACGACTTATCGTCAGGTTGACGTGCAACACAATTCTGCTATACTTGTATTATAAACATTTTTAAAACGAGGAGCGAAAAATGGTAAAAAAAGAAAAACAAGCAACAATCGGTAGTCAGAACAGAACAGTAACACCCAACGAAGCCAAAGCGGCTCTAGCACATTGTCTTAAACTACAAAGACCCATAATGATGTGGGGTGCACCAGGTATTGGTAAATCAGACATAGTTAAACAGATAGGGGAAGAACAGAACAGAACAGTGATCGACATTCGATTACCTCTTTGGGAACCCACAGACATCAAAGGTATTCCTTATTACAACCAAAAAGAAAACAACATGGTTTGGGCGGCACCGGCAGAATTACCCACTGACCCTAAATCCACAGCAATTATATTTCTAGATGAATTAAACTCGGCGGCGCCGGCAGTACAGGCGGCGGCTTATCAGTTGATTTTAAACAGACGAGTTGGACAGTATCATCTACCCAAAGGTGTTGCTATTGTAGCGGCAGGTAACAGAGATGCTGACAAAGGTGTCACATACAGAATGCCGGCTCCATTAGCGAACAGATTCGTTCACGTGGAATTGAGAGTGGACTATGATGACTGGATGATTTGGGCAACCAACAATTATGTACATTCAGACGTTGTGGGGTATGTGACCTTCGCAAAACAAGATTTATATGACTTTGACCCTAGAGGAGCATCAAGATCGTTTGCTACTCCTAGGAGTTGGAGTTTTGTATCAGAACTTCTATCAGATGACCTGCCAGAAAGTACGCTCACTGACCTCGTTGCAGGCGCTGTCGGAGAAGGCCTGGCCGTTAAGTTTATGAATCATCGTAAAATTAGCGGTCAGTTACCTAATCCTTCTGATATATTGAGCGGTAAGGTTAAAGATCTAAAATGCAAAGAAGTATCAGCAATGTATTCTTTGACAGTATCACTCTGTTATGAATTAAGACAAGCACACGAGAAGAAAGAGAAAAACTGGAACGACATGGCAGACAGGTTCTTTGACTATATGATGGACAACTTTGAAACAGAGTTGGTTGTTATGGGAGCAAAGATTGCATTGACCAACTATCAGTTACCTTTTGATCCGAGCAAATTAAAATCATTCGATAGGTTCCATAAGAAGTTTGGCAAGTACGTCATAACTGCTATGGAGTCTAAATAATGCCCACAGACGCACAAATAATTGACAAACTGGTCACAGCAAGAATAGCACTGCTACTGAAACAACCTTTCTTTGGCAATCTAGCTACTCGACTTAAAATTGTAAATGCCGATGACTGGTGTCCTACAGCGGCCACAGACGGCAAACACTTCTATTACAACACAGACTTTATTGATTCTCTAACTCCAAGAGAAACAGAATTTCTTTTTGGACACGAAGTACTGCATTGTGTGTTTGATCATTTCCAATTGAGAGCCGGCACGAGAGACTCACAGATTTGGAACATCGCGGCAGACTATGCTGTGAATCAGATATTAGTGGACAACAGGATTGGTGAAATGCCCAAAGACGACAAAGGCAAAGACAAAGGTTTCCAGGATGACAAATACAGAGACATTGCATCCGAGGCAATCTATGACGAGTTATACAAGAAAGCAAAAAAGAACGGCAAGTCCATGTTGGACAAATTGGGCAAACTGTTGGATGAGCACATTGATTGGGATAAAGATTCACAGGGCAACATTGAAGGCAAAGACAAAAAAGGCAAAGGCAAAAGCGGTGGTGCTCCAAAATACACCAAAGAAGAATTAAAGAAGATCAAAGACGAAATGAAAGAAGCAATGATTTCAGCGGCACAGAGCACAGGTGCTGGCAATCTACCAGGTGCCATCCAAAGAATGATTCAGGAATTAACTGAACCTAAAATGGACTGGAGAGAAATTATACAGCAACAGATTGTTTCCACAATGAAGTCAGACTACACATTTATGAAACCCTCGAGAAGAAGCTGGCACATGGATGCCATCCTACCAGGCATGATCAACACAGACAAGATTGATATATGTCTAGCACTGGATGCTTCGGGTTCTATCTCGGAAGACATGTGTCGAGAATTTCTATCAGAAGTACGAGGCATAATGGAGCAGTATAAAGACTTTAGAATACATTTATGGTCATTTGATACTGCTGTGTTTAATCCACAGGTGTTTACGCCAGACAATGCAGATGAAATCGAAGACTATGTGTTAGGGTCAGGTGGCGGTACCGAGTTTGAATGTAATTGGGAATTTATGAAAGCAGAAGGCATAGAGCCTAAGAAGTTTATAATGTTCACAGACGGATGGCCGTTTGACAGTTGGGGTGACCCTGACTACTGTGACACTGTGTTCTTGATCAACAACAAGTATGAGAGAAACATAGAGGCTCCGTTTGGATTAACAGTGACCTATGAAGATTAATCCACGTAATTTTCATCCTAGAAAATTAATAACTCTGCCACCACATTTCGCCACCATGGATATAGGATTTAAAAATGATGGTGAAATAGATATACTGGCTCGTTGGATCTACCAAAACTGCTACAGCAGGTTTGCTGTTGTTAAACAAATTAAATACAATAAAGACAAGATTGACCCAACCACTGTGGTTGGTTTTGAAGAACCCAGCGACCTCACACTGTTTGCACTCAGTGGACCGATCCATAAGCGTCGGGCTGTTTGATATATTTCGATAATTACACAACACAATGAAAGCGTTTATATTATTTTTAAAGGAAGTTGAGAGCACCCATACTCTGGCACAACAGGCATTGACTTCTGCCAAATCACACGGATTGGATGCAGAATTATTTGAAGGGTATGTGCCTTCTCGTGCAGACGAATATATCAAACGTGAAAATTTAAAACCATATACACCGGGTCCTAAATTATACAAAATAAAATGGAGCAAAGGCGGAGTGAGAGGTTGTATGATTTCGCATTTAGAAATGTGGAAAAAATGTGTTGCATTGAACGAAACTGTGGTAATACTAGAGCACGACTCTGTTGTGGTTTCAGACACTTGGAAAACTCCGTTTGATGAGTTACTGCATTTAGACAAACACAGATTTATAGAACCTGATCCAGAGCTAGGACGAGAGCCTTACGTGGAAAAATTAGAACACTATCGCAAAGGTGAACGGCAATTGCAAGGCACATATGGCTATGTGATCAAACCAACAACAGCCAAACGATTGATCCGAGGAGCATACGAAGAAGGATTGACTGCCGCGGATATGTTCGTGAAGGACATGTACTGTAACATACAAGTGGTCAGCCCGCGAGCAGTTACACACAACAATCAAGATTCATTAACCTCCAACAGAGAATTCTATATATAACTTGTATGAAGCTATTAGATGACGGCTACTATATTCCAGATGGTGACGATCCAGTACATCACACAGGCGGAAATGTTAAAGAGCACGATGATAAAATACACGAAGAAGTTCTAAAAAGATCTGTGGGCAAAAAACACATGGTTGATGTGGGAGGAAATGTAGGCAGATGGTCTAAATATTACGCAGATATTTTTGAACATGTCACAGCATTTGAACCCGCTGATTACAACATTGAATGTTTTAAAATTAATACCAAAGACAAAACAAACATCACACTCAACGAATACGGTCTTGCAGACAAACCCGGCAGAGGAAAACTTGCTGTGGCCATAGAAGAACATCTAGGTTCCACGAGAGTATGGCCCGGCGATGAGGGCGATATTGTGTTAAAAACTCTAGACGAACACAACTACGATGTTATCGATGTGCTTAAAATTGATGTGGAAGGGCTTGAAATACCAGTGCTCAATGGAGCAAGGAAAACATTAGAAAGATGCTCACCTGTGATCATTATAGAAAGATGTGTGTTGAATTCCGAAGCATACGGTTACAAAAAAAACGACAGTCATAAGTTGTTAGTAGAATTGGGCTACCAAAGAGCAGTTAAAATAACCAGAGACTGCATCTATACCAAACACAATGTCCACAGAAAATAATATAATCATCTGTTGTCCCAGCAGAGGCCGGCCTGATCTTGCAAAACGAATGGAACAATCGGCCTACGATACTGCTAGATATCCTGACCTTATTAAAGTTAAATTCTATCTCAATGATGATGATCCTGCTTTGGATGCATACAAAAAACACAACCTACGAAATGTTGATATAGGTGTTGACCGTAGCACGGTGATGAGCTGGAATGTGTTGGCCGAGAACGAAAACAGTAAAATGTATAAAATGGTCGGGGATGATGCTGAATTTGTCACACCAGAGTGGGATCTTATATTTTTAGAACAGCTCAATAAACATCCAGATGGCATATTTGCTATTGGCACAGCAACCGGTAAGGAGCACGGATTAGAGCATCAAACATGTCCACATCCTACTGTTGCCAGGCAATGGCGTGATGCACTTG